ATCATTGAAGAAGGGAGCACGTGATGGAGAAAAGCGGATGGCGTAAAGTAGCCGAAACTGTATCACAAGCGGCACCGTTGCTAGGTGGCCTGATCGGCGGGCCCGTGGGCTCTGCGGCTGGCACAGCCGTCAAGATGGTTGCAGGAGCCCTCGGTGTGGAGGGTACGCCGACGCCCGATGTGATTGAGCAAATTTTACATACTGATCCTGCCGCGCTTCAAAAAATACGCGAGCTTGAGATGGCGCATCGTGCTGAACTGACCCGCTTGATGCTGACAGCGGAAACCGCACAGATTGAGGCGGTCAACGCTACGATGCGGGCCGAATCACAATCGGAGCACTGGCCTCAATACACTTGGCGGCCTTTTTGGGGGTTTATCTCCGGGGCTGCTTTTTTTGTTGTCTGTGTCTTTGTTTGTGTGCTGGCCTACCGCGCAATCATCGAGCAGGACGCCATGGCCGTCGGGCAAATACCAGTCATCATCGGTGCGTTTACTACATTGTTTACGATTCCGGGAGCTATCCTTGGCGTGTCGGCCTGGGGACGTAATAAGCTGAAAGAACTGGAAGTCCAGCAAAAGGACCAAAAAAACCACTGATGAGAAGAAGGGAGCACGTACAGACATGAGCGAAGGCGTGGACCTGATATCAACCGGCGCATTATTGGCACTATTGTTATCGATACTCGCATTTTTCATACGGCGATGGATGCTGCGTATTGAAATGGCGATTGACGTGTTCTCAGAGCAAAACCGTGAGGATCATCATGAGTTATATCGCAGGGTTGGGACCGTTGAGACGCGAGTGGGGATCGTGGAAGTACAGGTCAAGGAATTGAAAAATGGCAGACGATGGCAACAAAATCGTGACAATACCGCAGGCCCAGATAGTGGGTTGTAAGACGCTCAAGGCTGCTGGTGGGATGCGGGTGGAGCTAGATTGCTTCGAAAACGACGAAAAATCAATAGCAATCCTGGCAATCTTGGCGAACAGGAAGGTAGTGGCGGAGGTGACATTCCGTGTCATCAAAGAGGCCGGGGATGAGGGCAAAAAAAAGAGAAGGAATCCAGGTGATGAAATCAACTGAAGACAGAAAACTGACACCACGACAGCTAATGTTTGTCGATGAGTATTTCGCTCGCAGGTTTAACGCAACGGAAGCCTACCTCGCTGTATATACTACGGTTAAGAGCAACAAGGTTGCGGGCGTCAACGCTGCGCGCCTGCTGGCAAAGGATCACGTCGCCGCTGAAATCGCGCGGCGGCAGGAAGAAGCACGAGAACAGAACAGGGACGTCGTGGCCCGCATCCGGAAGGAACTGGAAGCCAGCGCGTTCGCTAATATCGGCAACTATCTGACCTTCGGCCCGAAGGGCGTCGTTCTGAAGCACTCAAAGGACATGACCGAGGAAGTGCTGGCTGGCGTGGCGGAGGTCACGGAGACCGTCACTGACCGAGGGGGAACCGCTAGGTTCAAGATTCAAGACAAGCTGAAAGCTCTGGAGCTGCTCATGAAGTATTACGGGCTCATCGTGGAGAGAAAGCAGACCGTTGACTCAGACGGAATGCCTGAAGGCATGGTCCCGATGAAGCAGATTATCGAAGAGATATGGGGAGCGCAAGAGCCCGGGCGCTTGTGGAACGAAGGGCCGAAACTTGAGACGGGCGATCTCAAGCGAAAACGGGAGCAACATGAATGAGCGAGATGACGACCAGCTGCTCAGTACCGACGATCTCATGTCGTATCGCAACCCGGTTGCAGAGAGCATGGAATTGTCAGACCTGCGCGAGTACATGCACTCTAAGTGGTGGCGGCTCAATAATCTTTACTGGATTGTCAACGAGCACGGCATTCCCGTTAAATTCAGGTGTAATGCGTCTCAGCAATGGTTGTGGGATCATTCGTGGTACCTCAACATATTGCTCAAGGCTCGTCAGTTCGGCGGCACAACGTTTATCGACCTGTGCTTCCTTGATGATTGTTTGTTCACACAACACCTGGAGGCGGGCATCATCGCTCATAACAAGGATGATGCGTCTAGGATATTCCGCCGCAAAATCCAATATCCTTACCGTAACTTGCCCCGGGCCATTAAAGATATGGCACCGCTTACGACGGACAGCCGGACTGAGCTGGCATTCGGCAACGGTTCAACTGTGTATGTCGGTGTATCAATGCGCTCTGCGACGGTACAGCGATTGCACATATCGGAGTTTGGCAAGATATGCGCAAACTATCCGCACAAAGCCGAAGAGATTATTACTGGATCGCTCAATGCGATTCATGGCGGCGAAAAGGTGTGGATTGAATCAACGGCGGAAGGTGCATACGGCGAGTTTTACGAGATGTGTAAACGTGCGCGCGACGCAGCAAATAAGGGGAAAAAATTGACGAAACTGGACTTCAAATTTCTGTTCGTACCTTGGTTCAATGATCCAAAGAACGCTCTGTCGCCTGAAGATGCGGCTGAAGTCGTGATCCCTCAAGAAATGGAACACTATTTCGAGAAAGTGCAAGCAGAAATGGGCGTTACGCTGACTCACGAACAGAAGGCATGGTACTGCGTTAAGGAAGAAACTCAGGGGGACAAGATGTTCCGTGAGTTTCCTTCGACCCCGGATGAGCCGTTTCAGGTCGCAATCATGGGGGCATATTACGAGCGCGAGATGACCCGCATGCGCAAGCAGGGACGTATCACAATTGTCCCTCTTGATCCACGTGTGCCCGTTAACACGTTTTGGGACTTGGGCCGCAACGACGAGAACAGCATTATATTTCACCAGCGGGTTGGTCTCCAACACAGGCTTATCGACTATTACGCCAGCAGCGGCGAATCCATAGGGCATTATGTCCAGGTCCTGCAAGAGAAGGGATACGTGTATGGCACGCACTATTTCCCGCACGACATGAACGTGACCGACTACTCAAGGGAAGACAACAAAAGCCGGGTTGCCGTGTTCCAGGGGCTGATGCCGGGGCAGAAGACCAGAGTCGTCGAAAGGGGCAATCTCAACGACGGCATTGACGACGTCAGGCGGTTCCTCTCTATGACGCTGATCGATGAGCAAAACTGCGCCGAGCTGATTAAGGCGCTCGACCATTACAGGCGAGAGTGGGACGAGAAACTGGCGTCATTCCACGATAGACCGCTCCATGACTGGGCGTCTCATCCGGCAGATGCGCTTCGTACCGGCGCTCGGGGGTATATCGAGGAAACATATACTACCAGCAATCTCATACGCTCACAGCCGAAAAGCGCAATGGCAATATAGGGGGGACGGCAAACCATGCAGATAAGACGGTATCTTGATCTTATAGAACTTGACGGCAGGGAACAGGTGGTTTTGGTTTTGGCTCCCGCGCAGCCCCGATCATCGAATCACGACAAACGATGGGTTATCCGGGAGCAGGACCTATGGAAATTTTCCGAAGAATTAAACGATCGGGATCAATTTTATGACTATATGTTCTCGGTCTGTGCTCGGGTGTATGAACTGTTTGACCTGGGTGATCCCTCTGTGCGGGATATGGCGGAAGTTGCGGCGTGCATACAGTCGGGAATCGACGAGTTGCTTTCAGCAATCGGTGATACGACGGAAGCGCATCGGAACCCAGAAATTGTCGGTGAGGCAAAGATGGTTATTGACGGAGTCCCGTGTCATTACGGCGTAACTGCCTCGGGATTGTTGTTGCCGGCGTAAGCGCGAGGAAAGAAGCATGGGCGTGTGGGATAACATAGATATGGGCCACTATAACGAGGCCCCTACCGATGCGCAAAACATTAAGGATATGGGAATCAACCCCGATCAGGGCAGGGGCAATCCAAAAATGCGCAACGCAGAGGTCATGCGCCGGTTCCGGCGCGTAAAAGCATGGTGGCACGAAGCGCGAACATTGCACGCAGACAATAGGAAACGACGCCTGAAGGATCACGATTGCTACGAAGGTGACTCTTGGGACCAGATGGACGCATTGATCCTGGAGAGCCGGGGCCAGAAAAAGGTCAATATCAACCGCATCAAGCCTGCGATAGACTGGATAAAAGGGACGCAGCGAAGAATGCGCATTGATTACCGGGTGCTCCCGCGGCAGCAAGACGACGCAAAAAACGCCGAAATAAAAACCAAGATCATGAAGTACTACTCGGACGTCAACCATGAACCATATCATCGCTCTCAGGCGTTTTCCGATGCGATAATATCAGGTCTCGGCTGGTTGGAACTCGGGGTACGAGATGATCCCGAAGATGAGCCCATATATTACCGATACGAAGATTGGATCAATATATGGGAAGACAAGTATTCCGTCGAATTGGATTATTCCGATGCCCGCTACCTGTTCCGACGTCGCAAGACCGACCTGGATATTGCCGTCGCCATGTTTCCCGATCATGCCTCCGATCTTATAGCGGCCGCAGCGAAGGCCGGGGAGATTGCCTCATACGATGAGATTATAATGGACGATGACACAGATGTCGGCGGCGAAGATGAGGAACTTGCGGATCAGACACGATCACGGGTTACACTGGTTGAATGCTGGTATATACAGCCGGAACGTCGCACGATACTTACGGGCGAAGATATTGGTACCCTTTCGGGGCGCGTATACCAGAAAGATAACGAGTACATGGCTCAATTAGTAGAATCGGGGTACGCATCGACATTCGATGCAGTAAAGAAAACGGTCAGGTGCATGATATTTGCTGAAGGCATGGATCATCCACTACAAGACCAAGAGTCGGTGTATGCGCACAACAGGATACCCTTCATCCCGGTATGGGGCTATCGGCGGAAGCGCAGCGGGGAGTCATACGGCGTCACGAGGAACATTATCGACATACAGGACGACATAAACAAGCGGTGGAGCAAATCGCTTTATCTGCTGTCCACCAATCGCATCATTGCTGACGATGATGCTACCGATAACTGGGACGAGCTATATTTGCAGGCAAACCGCCCGGATGGCGTTGTCAGGAAGAAGCGCGGAGCCGAGGTAAGAATAGAAACAAACGCAAACCTGGCCCAGGGACACATTGAGTTGATGAGCCTAGACGCCAAGCTCATCCAAGAGGGCACCGGCGTCACAGATGAAAATATGGGACGGCAGACAAACGCAACATCAGGACGGGCAATACAGGCACGTCAGGAGCAGGGGAACACTGTCACATCAGAGCTTTATGATAATCTCAGGCTCGCAATTCAGCTGGCCGGAGAGATGGAGTTGTCGCTGATTGAGCAATTCTGCCCCGAAGAGCGCACGTTTCGTATAGTGGGAGAGCGCGGGCAAACTGAATTTGTCACGGTCAACCGCGAAACACCGGACGAGGATGGCGAGTTGAACGACATAACGGCAAGGAAAGCCGACTTCGTTGTCGATCAGCAGACATTCAATGCGTCTATCAGGCAGTCAATGTTTGATTCGTTGATCGAACTTGTCAAGATAGTGCCTCCGGAAATCGCCATACATTTACTCGACCTGATCTTTGATTTGTCTGACCTGCCGGGCAAGGATGTTTACGTCGAACGCATCAGAGCATTGACCGGGGAGACAGACCCCGATGAGAACGTTGAAGACGAGTCGCCAGAAAAACAGGCACAGGCTCAACAGGCCGCAGCACAAGAAGCAGAAATGGCCCAGTTGATTCAGGAACTTGAGCTTCGCATGGCAATGGCTAAGACAGAAAAAGCCGAAGCTGAAGCCGACAAAGCGGCAGCGGAGACAGCCAAAATAGAAGCCGAGGCAAAATACGTGAAGGACAAGGGAACTGTGGAACGCGCGAAGGTACTGAGTAATATCGAAAATAGGCGAATTGCCGAATAAAAAGGAGGTATGACATGACGACAGAAGATTATGAAGGCATGGGATTAAGCGAGGAAGAAATTGCCGCACTGAAAGAAGACGAGGAAGACGAAGAAGAAGAAACGAATGTGCAGCCCGATGAAGACACCAGCGGAGACGATTCAGGACAACAGACCGGCGACGAGGAAAAGAAAGCCGGCGATGAAGAAGAGACTGAAGTGAAGGAAAAAACCGGAGACGGCGACGAGGAAAAGGCAGGAGAGGAAGAAGAGGAAACCAAGGAAGAAATTATTTCCCCTCCGCCTTCGGCACCGTTGCTGAATATCGACAAAGAAGCGAACAACGCTCGCATTGCCGAATTGCAGAAAGAAATAAATGCCGCAAAAGAACAATTAGACAGCGGAGATATTGACTTCGACGAGTATCATACCAAGATTGAAGCACTCAACGAGGAAAAGATCGGCCTACAATCGGAAAACAGGATGGCCGACAAGCTGTTGGAAGCGACGATAAATGCAAATTGGATAGGGGCTCAAAACCATTATTTGTCACTCCATCCCGAAATCTCTGAAGACCCGCGTATTCGGCGGCTATTCGCGGAAGAGGTCAACGACATACTCAGGAGCGAAGAGAGCACGTCGATGGGCGATTATGACATCCTGAAAAAGGCGTACAGCAACATGGCATACCTGATCCCTGGCAAGGATGGTGATACAGAGAAGACGGGAGACAAGAAAGCGGCACTCATCAATAAGGCCGCAAAAAAAGACGCAATGCGTTCTCGTGGCGGAGCGCCGACGACACTGAAAGACGTTTCGTCTGCGGATCGTGACGATGGTGCTGGACGTTTTGACTATCTTGACAAGTTGAACGGCGAAGACCTTGAGCGCGCACTCAATAAATTATCCGATGCTGACCGCGAGGCATGGGAAAACGAGATTTAACCGGGAGGTAACAGCCAATGTCAATCGGAGCTGCGGAAAGCGCAGAAGAAAAAAGATGGCGAGAGGAAGAAGATGTCAGAATATTGACGGAGGCTGCCGCGATAAAGAAAGACCAGAAACGAATGCAGGCGGCGGTCAAACGGGCCAAGATCATGCTGAAAGAACAGCAGGACAAGACAAACGAAATGCGGGCTATCGCAAAGATGCGTAGTCCCATGAAAAAATAGGGCGATGCTGCTGCGCCCTCATGTTGTACCCAGGCTCCCATAATAAGCCAGCCGGTTCCTTTATAGCCGGAAAAAGGGGTAACGACGACGATATAAATAGCAGCACAAAACAACCCTTTAATGTCTTATAACAAGGAGGAAAGAACCATGGGAGCAACAATAATTGAAGTAGGAAATGAAAAGGCAGTTAAAAAGTATTCGGCCTTCCTGGCGGTTGATACGCCCCGTCAGAGTTATTGGTCAAGAAAATTCATGGGTGAGGGCGAAAACGCATCGATGCCCCTTCAGCGGCTGACCGACCTTGAGAATACCGCGGGCGATCTGATCTCTTTCGATCTGTCCATGCAGCTCAAGATGCAGCCGGTTGAAGGCCGGGCCGTCCTGGAAAACAAAGAAGAAGGTCTCCAGTTTTACACCGATTCGCTGTACATCGACCAGCTCAGGGGCGGTGTGAACGCTGGCGATACCATGTCGCGGAAAAGGACCATCCATAAGCTACGCAAGGTCGCTCGCAAACGCGAATCCGAATGGTGGGCGCGCGTATTTGATGAGCTGTGCTTCATGTACGCTTCGGGCGCACGCGGTGCCAATACCGAGTATGTCTATCCCCTGAACTACACGGGGTTTGCGAATAACAGTCTGACGGCCCCTGATTCCAACCACCTTATCGTGGCTGGCGGTAAGACAAAGGCAACGCTGACTGACAGTGATACCATGACGGTCTCGGAAATCGATAGAGCCAAAGCCTATGCCTCTATGATGGGCGGAGGCACTCAGGGAATCCCTCAGCTGCTTCCCGTGAAGGTTGAGGGCGAAGAACACTACGTGTGGGTCGGCGATGGGTATCAGGTCTATGACATGAAGCAGGATACCGGCGCAAACGGCTGGCTGTCAATTCAGAAAGCCGCAGCGGCTGCCCTCGGAAGAAAGTCGCCTATTTTCACCGGCGCTCTCGGTATGCACAACAACGTTGTGCTGCAGGAGCACAAAGCATGTATCAGGTTCACCGATTACGGTGCCGATGGCAACGTCAAGGCAACGCGGAGTCTCTTCCTTGGCGAACAGGCGCTTGTCGTGGCATACGGATCGCCCGGCAACGGTCTCCGGTACAAATGGCACGAGGAAACCCGCGATAACGGCGACAAGCTCTTCATCACGTCTAGTTGCATCATGGGTGTCAAAAAGGTCACCTATAATGGACTGGATTACGGCGTCATGGTCATTGATACGGCAGCGAAGAAGCCCGGAGCCTAATCTGATCTGATTGTCGGTGGTGAATCAAAAATTTCTGTTCCTTAAAAGAGGGAGGGCACGAAAATGAGTTACTTTGAAAGCGAAACAGTAAAAGGGGGAAGGCCTGAAGCATACCCCGTTCAGGCCGGTGTTATATATTGCAGTTCAGGAAAGTACACCGTTGGTGATACTTTCACGACGGGCGATCTTGTCGGTATTGCCGTACTGCCCGCAGGGTGTGTCGGCGTGGACTTCATTCTCGGTTCCGATGACATCGACAGTGGAACTGCCAATAAGTTGACCGTTGGAATCCTCAATGAGAACGCAACCGACCTTATTGCCGGTTCTGATTTTATTACCGAATCTACTGTCGGGCAGACCGGCGGCATTGCAAGGGCCGACAAGCTGAATCTCATGAGTGGGATTGACGTGGACAATGACAATGCGCGGATCATCGCGATTAAAAACGCCACGGCAGCGGGTACTGCTGTCGCCGGAACCCTGTACGGCACGTTGCTGTACCGCGCCGTCGAGTATGGCGAATAAGGAGGGGCAACCATGTCATATTATGAATCGGGAACCGTGGAGGCGTACCGTCCGCCCGCTGTCCCTCAAGCGGCAGGCGTGGCGTATGTTTCGTGCGGCAAGCGGACCATGGAGCCTGAAGAAATGCTTGTTGGTGATGTAATTGGACTGTGCGTTCTTCCGGCAGACTGCGTTCCCATAGACTTCGCCCTGGTACCCGACGATCTTGATACGGGGACAAATCTGAAACTGTCGGCTGGTGTGTACGACAAAGATACGGGAGATTTGGACAGCGAGACAATCATGATCGACGAATCTACTGTCGGGCAGACCGGCGGAGCCGCACTGATGGAGAGTGTCGTTATTGCCGATGCCAAACCATCGGATCGGATCATTGCCGCCCGTATTGATGCGGCTGGCGTAGCTGCCGAAGCATCGACCGGGACCATTACCATCGGGACCGGCAATGTCACTGCGAACGACGACATAACGATTGGTGACAAAACGTACACCTTCGTTTCAGGAACCCCGTCTACCGAGGGTGATGTGCTGGTCGGAACATCGGCTGAAGACACTGCTGACAACTTGTTTGCGGCAATTAACCGTACTGAGCCTGAAAGCAACGATGGCGTGATCTATAGTGTTGCTGCGGCACATCCTTCGGTTGTCGCCG